TACCAACTTATGCTGCAGGTGGCGGTGGTGGGTCATCAGCAAACGGCGTAAACGGGTCATCGCCCAATGGCGGTGCGGGCGGTGCAGGCACAGCAAATTCAATCACGGGCAGTTCGGTAACACGGGCAGGTGGCGGTGGTGGCGGTGCGCCTGGTGGCACGGGTGGTACTGGCGGTACTGGCGGTGGCGGTGCTGGTGGTTCAGGTGGCGGTAGCGGCACGGCTGCAACAGCGAACACAGGTTCAGGTGGCGGTGGTGGCGGTCAAAACGCCAATGGTGGCAACGGTGGTAGCGGTGTGTTAATTCTAAGTTTTCCGACAAGTTCAGGCACAATAACTATCGGCGCAGGTTTGACAGGTACAACAACAACTAGCGGTGCGAACACGATTGCAACAATTACCGCTGGTTCAGGCAATATAAGTTGGTCATAATGGCACACTACGCATTTATAGATAGCAACAACATTGTCGTGAAAGTAATCACGGGTGTTGATGAAAATGTGACGCAACTTGATAACGGTGTTGAAGTTGGTGGTTCTACTGAAGCGTGGGAACAGTTCTATGAGAACCAACCTTGGCACTCAGGCTTGACTTGTAAACGCACTTCTTACAACGGAAACATTCGTGGTAAATATGCTGGCATCGGTTACACTTGGAACGGCACAGAGTTTGTTGCGCCTGCGCCTGTTAGCCCTGATATTGAGGTTGCGCCTGTTATCCCTGATATTGAGAGTGAGGTTTAGTTGTGGCTGCAAGGTTGATGGGTTATGTTTCGGCTAGCAACACACCGACAATCGTTGGTCAAATTGGAACTTATGGTGTTGCGACTGGTGGCACAAGTTCTAGCCCAAACATTGACGGTCAAAATTATACGGTGCTGACTTTTACAAGTGACGACAATCTTGTTGTTTCTTCGGCAGGTTTGTTTGATGTGCTACTTATTGGTGGTGGTGGTGGCGGAAATAATGCAACAACAGCAGAAGGTAACCGTGGTGGCGGTGGCGGTGGTGCAGGTGGATTAGTTGAAGAAACTCTTTTTCTTGAAGCGGGAACATACGCTATAGATGTCGGTGCTGGCGGAGTCGGTGGTGCAACTACTGCGCCAACAAACGGCACAGGTTCAAGTCTTGAGGCTGGTAATCGTGCGATAGGTGCAGGCGGTGGTGGTCGTGGTGCTTCATTTCCGACAAATTATGCTCAACAAGGTGGTAGTGGTGGCGGTAATGCGAACGGGATTGGTTCGGGTGGTGCAGCAGTAATTCCAAGTCAAGGTAATGCTGGTGCTACAACTACTCAAGCAGGTGGTGGCGGTGGCGGTGGTGCTACAGCAGCAGGTTCGGGTGGTAGCGGAAACAATGGTGGTGCTGGAGGTGCTGGATACGATGTCAGCGCATTTATTGGTGAAAGCGCACTTTATAAAGCAGGTGGCGGTGGTGGCGGAGGTGCTAGCACTGGAACTGGTGGTGCTGGTGGTTCATCGGTTGGTGGTGCTGGTGGCACAAGTGGAGTTGGTGGAACTGCATCGGCAAATACTGGCAGTGGCGGTGGCGGTGGTGGCAACACAAGTAATGGTGGCGCAGGCGGCTCAGGCATTGTCTATATCAGGTTCAAGGTCTAACTTATGTCAGCACAATACTTCGCACAACTAGATGACAACAACATCGTTACTAAGGTTGCTGTAGTGCAACGAGAGTTCCTAGAGGCAAATCCGCAACGCTACACGGGTCGTTGGGTTGAAACATTTTTTGATACAGCAGGCAAAACATACGCAGGTATCGGTTTTGCATATGATGAAGCAACACAAGATTTTATTGCACCTGTAGTTGAAGAACTTGCCGAGTCTTAAAGTGTGGGTCGCAATCTAACAAGGTGGCTTATACCGCTACCAGCAATCCTGTTCTCGTTCTTCCCCGATCAAGTAAGCGCAGAAGCGACCTACAGAACTTGGACTTGCACTACGGATAGTGGTTCTTGGCAAATGCAACAACCCGAAGCCGACTATTTGGCTGGACTATACCCAACTTGGGCTGACTGCCTTAACTGGCAGAACGGCGCACCACCTGAACCTTACACTTGGTCATACGGGGCATCAGTAACCACCACGACTTCATCTACAACCACCACCACGACTTCTACAACCACCACCACAACTTCAACAACGACCACCTCAACTTCAACAAGCACCACTTCCACAACAACCACTTCCACGACAACTTTGCCCGAAACAACAACCAGCGCATCTACGACAACCCTTCCCACATCAACGACCACAACCAGCGAGCCAGTTCAGACAAGCACAACCACATCAGTTCCAGATACCACGACAACCCTTGCCACCACAACGACCACAACGACTCAACCAGTTTCAACACCGACACAAACGACCTCTACAACCGATCAGCCCGTTGCTGTTCCCAATACTTCCGCACCTGTTTCCGAGCCTCTACCTGAGCAACAAGACGAGACCACGACAACAGAAACCACATCAGAAACCACAAACCCCACGACCAGCCCGCCAGATACCACACAAGAACCGATAGAAGTAGAAACATCGGTTCAGACTACCTTGCTTAAGCCTGTTGATACGACTACAACCAGCCAGCCTCTATCAGACGCTTCCTATTCAACCGTATTAGACGATTCGGCAACGACCCTACCCTTACCTCAAACTGACAATTCTGAAGGCTCTAATGCGATTCTAGAGCCTGTTATTTCTATAGAAACCAATAAAACAGGCGAAATCAGCGAAGAAGTGTTTGAACGGATACTTGACGAGATCGCTGAAGCCGAACCTGAAAAAGTGGTGGCAATAGTTGAGACGATTTTGGCAACGAACCTTACGCAGTCGCAGGCGGTTGAACTCGTAGTGTCGCCTACGGTGCTTGAAGCGATAACAGAAGAACAGGCAGAGCAGATCTTTGAATCTATTGTGCCTGAAGAATTAACAATAGAGGAGGCTGCACAGATGAGCGAAGTATTAAGTGAAGCACCAAGCAAGGTGAAAAAAACTTTTGAAAAAGTTATAGATATTTTCGGTTCACAGTTTGAGAATTATGTGCCGAATGGTTCTAATATCCCTGTTTCGCAGCGCAGAAGTCTTGTCGCTATCGGCGGTCTTTTGACTATGCTTCCAATGCCGACTACAAGGATTAGACAATGAAAAAAATTAAAGATTATTTTGTAGATAACACTTGGACTTGGGTAGGCACAGGGCTTGTTTTGATTACGCTTTCTGGCACAACTTTTCGTCAGGCTTTACTGCTCACAGGCATCGGCATTGTTATACACTCGGTTCTCACACTTGGTTCAAAGGAATGATCTATGAAAAAGGCACAAGATATCGCACAAAGATTGATCGCATTATTTATGGCGAACGCACTAGCGATAATTACAGGTTCAGCAATCGTTGGCGGTATTCCCGTTTGGAAAGCGGCAGCACTTGCAGGCTTCACGGCTGTTGCTCAAGTTGCGGAACGACTTGCCAAAGCATCGGTTGATGGCAACTTGACTGCCCAAGAGATATCTGATGCGTTCGGTGGCAACGGCAAGAAGGTTGTAAAGAAGCGAGCAGCAAAATGAAACGCCCATACACGGGCAACAAAGACGGACTCGCAGCAGGTGAGCGTAAAGGTTTAAGAGTTTTCATTAAACAGTTGTGCGCTTTGTATCCTGCGCTTTGGAATAACGGCAGTTATGTGAATCGCCCGATGCGAGGCAAAAAAGATTTAAGTGTTCACGCAACAGGTCGTGCAGTTGATTTGTCTTACCGTTTTATGGCGAAAGAGAAGCGTGGCATACCTGAAGGTGGCAGAAAGCAAGCGATGGAAGCAATGAACTTTCTTGTGAAGAACGCTGACGCTTTCGGACTTGAAGCCATCTTGGATTACTTCCCGATGCCACACGGCAGAGGTTGGCGATGTGATCGCAGTTCGTGGACTATCTACAACAAGAAAACTATTTCAGGTGCGCCTATGGGTGATTGGTTTCACGCCGAGATTTCGCCAGCGATGGCTGATAACCCTGATGCGATGCGTGAAGCGTTCGCCCAAGCAGTAAAGCCTGTCGCATAATGTCTGACGCTTTCGCTACCATTGTTGTTGCGCTGATCAGCACGATTGGCGTAATCATTGTCGGGTTAATGCAATTGTTTAAGAAGGAGGCAAGGGAAGCAGCGATTGAGAACCGTCAAGATCACGCCATTGTTCAACAGCAGTTGCGAATGATTTACAAGACGGTGAACAGGGTAGATGACAAGTTAGAAAAACATTTAGACCAACACGAAGAAGGAACAACTAATGGGAAAACTGCTAGAAGAAATTAAACAAACACCAATCCGCACAGGCAAACCGCCACGCAAAATTGATTTAGTTCTAGAAAAGTTAAACAAACAAGACCGAGCCGATCTGCTTGAAGCAATAAACGATCACAGCATTTCGCCTTCGGTTATTTCACGAGTGTTATGCAACAAAGGGTTTCAGATAACACGAGGCGCAGTGCAACGCTACAGAGGCTTGTATGAGTCTTAAAGACGAGATAGGTAACGAGGCTGCTGCTGAAACTGATTTGATTCGTTTACGCAGGCAGCGAGATAGTTTCGCTAATCAGAACGCACGACTGACTGAGCAACTTGAGCAGGTTGAGAAATGTTTAGCGATTGTTGAACACGCCGAAGGTGTAAGCATTTCGCCTCCGTCTTGGCTTGCCCCAACGAAACCTAAACGCTCGGCAGCAACATTAGTTGTTATGTTGAGCGACACACACTTTGACGAAGTAGTGAACTTGCACGAGATGGAAGGTTTGAATTGTTATAACCGTGAGATCGCTGTTATGCGTTTAGAGAAGTGGGCGCAGAATGTTGTGAAACTTTCTAGACATTATCTGTCGGGTGTTTCTTATGACGGTGTTGTAGTCATTCTTGGTGGCGACATTTTCACTGGCGACATTCACGAAGAACTTGCCTTGACTAACGAGGACACAATGATTGGTTCGTTGCTGTTCTGGTCTGAACAGGTTGCTGCTGCGATACAACTATTGACTGACGAGTTCAAGAAATGTTATGTAGTTAGCGTGGTCGGTAATCACGGGCGAATGACTCGCAAGCCTCGTATGAAGCAACGGGTGAAAACCAATTTTGATTATCTGTTAGCGAAAATGGTTGAACGACATTTTAGACTTGATAAGAGAGTGTCATTTGATATTCCTGAGTCTGCTGATGCGTTAATCAAAATCTATGATCACGGGCATTTGATTACTCACGGTGATCAAGTATCTGGTGGCGGTGGCATCGGCGGCATCTATCCACCGATTATGCGAATGCGAGCAAGAAAGCAGGCACGATATTTGGCTACAGGTAAATCGTTTCAAACTTTGTGGCTTGGTCATTGGCATCAATATATTTCTACGCCGTCAATGATTGTGAACGGCAGTCTGAAAGGTTTTGACGAGTATGCGATGTTGATGGGTTTCGGTCACGAACAACCACAGCAAGCATTGGCGATTGTTACACCTGAAAGAAATATCACGATTCAAGCACCTGTGTTTTGTTTAGATCGTAAGAAGGAAGGCTGGTGAAATATGGGAACTGTTGTGCTGGTTGTTTGGCACGATGCCCATTCTGTTGCCGATACTTGGATTGATGTTGCTGATATTGATGTTGAGCCTGCTGTAGTTGAGAGTGTCGGTTTCTTGTTGCCTGATGCGAAACCGAAACATATTGTGTTGGCGCAGAGTTTGACGGGTGATGAGTGCGATCATATTTTGGCTGTGCCTGTAGAAATGGTGAGGTCTATGAAAGTTTTGTGTGCCGATGCAAATGGTGGGCGTAATCAAGTAATCTGAAAAGTTGTGCGAGGCGTTCTCCTTCTCCGCCTGCGCATACGAGTTGAGTTGCCTCAGCAGAAATGTTGGGGCAACTCCTCGTTTTTTTAGAAAAGTTTTGTGAGCGAAAAAATGCGTCAATATTTTTTTAAGATTTTTTTTGAGCCTTATTTGGCTTAGGCAGTTTTGTTGTTTTTGATGTTTTTGGATTTTACAATTTTTTGTATCTGCTAAAATATATATATCGGATCAATAATCCGATTAGTCAAGAGGAGGACTAATGAGAGTAAATCAGAAATGGATTTGCACAAGTTGTGCAAACCAGATCATTACACATATCAAATTAAGTGGTAAGCCGACTTGTGCGAATAAGCATCGTCAAGTGAAGATGGTTAAACCAGAGAAGAAATAAACTAGACAACAATTAAAGTTCAAGAGGAGGACTATGAGTAAACAGGCGAGATGGAAATGCCCGATTTGCAATGACGGGCTATTGGCACCGATGAAGCCACGAAGGAATGATGTGCGGCGATACTGTCTGCCCTGCTCGGCGAAGTCTGGCAGGCTAGTAGATCGGTTAGCACCTTCGTTAGAGAAACAGAGAGAGAAGCGCACGGCTGTAGTTCGGCAGAAGCGAAAAGCGAAGCGTATTCGTATTGCAAAGAAGTTGAAGCCGAAGAAACAACAGCAGCGTATTGATGAGATACGAGCGAAGATGATTCGGAAAGAGGCGGAACGCATTTGGGCTTTGATGCAGCCGTATCACAAAGGCAAGCGACTTCCGCAGATCGTGATTGCGAGAGGACAGAATCGTGGCAGACAGTATGGACACGCCGAGTCTTGGGCAAATCGCATACAGGTGAATGTTGATCGGACTCAAAGCGTGTCTCGTAGTCAGCGAGTGTGGGAAGTGTTAGCGCACGAACTTTGCCACTGTGCAGTTCCTCCGATAATCAGGAACGGTGCGAGAGATGTTCACTCACGAGAGTTCTACCACTGCTTGCGAGATATTTGGCAGAGGCGTTGGGGTTGCGAGATCTCGTTTGCGAAGGTCAGCACTTGGGGTTACTCGGTTGATTACATTATTCAGGCGCAGGCTGAGGACAGGATTGATTGGTTGCTTCCGAATGCGGCGATAGACGAGAAGCCTTAAAAGGCTTACGGGATAAGGCTTAAATAGATTGGCGTTGTTCGTAGAGGCGAGACTATAATTGGGTTATCGGGTAAACGCCCGATAGTTCAAGAGGAGGACTTATGAGATTAAAGATAGAAAAGAAGATAGACCCAAAAACTGGCAAGTGGCAGCGATACTACAGAATAGGTAAGTGTGTCATCTGCTATAAAACAAAAGTTGAAGTGTCTCGCAACTTTCAAACAAGTTGGTGCTGCGCTTCTTGCAGAGCAGAGATGGAAGTCAATGGTCGCAAGCGAGCAACAGAAGCCAACTTGTTCGGAAGATAATCAAACAAAAACAAAGTTCAAGAGGAGGACTTATGAAAAAGATAGAAAGAAAGCCACTAGTTTTCACAAAAGAAATCTATGAAGAAGGTGGAAACCAGTTTGAGGTTTTAGCAATTCAATCAGGGTCAGAGAATCTAGATATGTCAAATGATAAGTGCTGTCTATGTGGTTGGAAAATCCGCAACGGTGGCAAGCACTCTTATTTAGTTCACAAATTAAACGGTAATTTCAAAGGCGCATACAATACGCTTCTTCGTTGCGATATTCCCGAATTGTGGGACGATATGAGCGTCTCACAAGGTGGCTCAGCGATTGGTTCAGAGTGCCGAAAGAAGTTGCCAGCAGAGTTTGTTTTGAAAGTAAGTGATTGGGATAATAAATAATTAACACAAGTTCAAGAGGAGGAACAATAATGAAATCAGAAGAAAAACAAATTGAAGCAATTAAAGAAATAGTTGCTTTAGGTGATTACTACCTAGTCAAAATCATTAACGGGCATAAAGATTATGACGGGCAGATAGTAGGCATAAACGAGGACAGCCTCGTGATTGAATACTGGAATGTTATTAAAGGCAACTTATCTGAGACTGAAATAAAGTTTTCAGATATTGAAGAAATCTGGGCGTTAGAAGAAATGGTGTGGGGTTGATAATTTGCAAACAACCCTGTAACACCCTTAAGTAATAATCAGATCAACATAAACCAATAACGAAAGAAGGATAGAGATGGAGAGAATACCGAAACCAAAACACGGAAGCAAAGAATGGCTACTGACCAGATGGAAAGACGATCTAGGCAGGTGCGTGTTCGGGGCTTCCGATATCCCTGCACTGATGAACGCTTCGCCATACAAGACAAGAGCAGAGTTATTCGCAGACAAACTTAACGAGCCTCAAGAGCAGGTAGAGTCAGCGATCTTTCGGCGTGGCAATCTTTTAGAGAAGCCGTTGCTTTTAGCAGCGTCAGATCAATTAGGTGTGGAGTTGTTTACGCCTGACACGATTTACCGTGATGGCAGATTGTCGGTCTCGCTTGACGGTGTTAGCAGGTCACTTACTAAGCCTGAGTTAGTTGTTGAGGCAAAGACAACTACACGGTATTCAATTTATGACCAGAACGATTTGCCTACGGAATGGTGTTGGCAGGGTTGGGCGCAGCAGGCGGTGCTTGATTGTCCTGTTTGGTTCTCGGTGCTTGATCGTGACTTAAAAATCAGTGTGGTTGAGTTACCTAGAAACGAAGCAGCGATTGACGCTCTGCGATTAGAGACAGAAGTGTTTGGTGAATGGGTTGATAACAACACACCACCGCTTGACGAGATCAACAACTTCAGCGCAGATGATATCGCTCGTATATGGCGAGCGACACCGACAATGGTTGAGTTAGATGCGACAGCAGCGCAGTTAGTGATAGATCTTGAGAAAGCACGGGCGACCTCTAAAGAGGCAAGCGATGCTGAAGCGAGGCTAAAAGACGCTCTCGCTCAGATGATGTTGAACCACGAAATCGGTATGTTTAATGGACAGAAGATTATTTCGTGGACTCAGCAAGCAGGCAAGAAGGCGTTAGATACAGCGAGGCTTCGTGCCGATCACCCAGAGTTAGTTAAGCAATATGAAAAACAAGGTAATCCATATCGTGTGATGAGAACACACAGAGAGAAGGCAAAGAAATGAGTAATGAAACAGAAGCAGTAATGTTAAAAGCGGTGCTGGAACAATATGCCACTCCAGATCCGAAGATTGTAGGAACGATTCCACGCAACGGAATCAATCTTGCGTATGTCAGCCACGCAGAGATCACCCGCATATTGATTGAGATTGACCCGATGTGGAACTGGCAACCTGTCGCTTGGGTAGATGGCAGACCTGCAATACACGAAGCAAACGGTATGGCAACTATGTGGGCAACGCTTACATTGTTAGGTAAATCGCTTGTCGGTGTCGGTTCGGTTCGTTCAGATAAACCCGACTTGGATAAAGAACTTGTTGGAGACTTCTTGCGAAACGCAGCGATGCGCTTCGGCATCTGCTTGTCGCTCTGGTCTAAACAAGATTGGGAAGCACCACGCAACAATGTCAGCAGTGTTTATACGAGTTATCCGATGAGTCAAGTTGGGGCTGAAAAGAGCAAACAGGCGCACCCAGCGAATGTTCAGCCAAAAAGCAGCCATCAGGAAGCGTTGAGTGACGAGCAAATAGAACAAGCGTTCTCTACACCGCAAAAATCTACGGCGAAGATCGGCAGCCTGATATCAGATAAGCAGAAAGGTTTAGTGTCATCGTTAGCAAAAGAAGTTGCTGATGGAGATATCAGTGCGATCTTGGAGCAACTGTTTGATAAGGCGAATCTAAATACGCTCACAACTAAAGAGGGTTCAGATCTCATCAAGCATTTGATGGGTTTACGAAAGAAAGCAACTGATGAGCAACCCTTCTGAAGAATTGCAGATGGCTTACGAGTTTGCGATCGGTGTCTTAATTGACTGCGCTAGAAAGGTCGTAGTTTTTGACGGCACTGATCGTAAATCGTTAGATGATTTGCGTGAAGCAGTTTTGAAGTTCGGTGAAGTAAACGATTTGATTGCGAGGTTTTTTAGTGAGTCGTGAACATTGGTCTGAGAGTGCAGCGTGTCGTGGGAAAAAAGGTAGCGTATTCTTCCCCGACCATAGGACTTTGAATGAGCATCGTTACGATGAAGCGTTAGCGATCTGCGCTAATTGTTCGGTGCGTCAAGAATGTTTAGATATGGTTATTGTGTTAGAGGATACTGATGATCGTTGGGGTGTTTTTGGTGGTATGACACCGCCTCAGCGAGCGAAGTTGCGTAGAGAGTTAAAGGAGATGGTGAAATGAACGCAAAACTTTGTGCCTGTTTAGTGAAGCGTGTTCTTCCACGAAAGCCTTTTTGTGGTGAGAAGATAGATGACGCTGATGAGGACTGAAAAATATAAGAAGAAACAAATAATTAACTGGCAATTTGTTCAATCCGACTTATTTGATCATCTATTGGCTTATACAAGCCAACTATCAGAGATAGCAGAATCTTTGTATTTAGAACTAGATGATTTACAAAGGCAAGCATCTGAGTTTGAAAAAGAAATGCGAAAAGAATTGAAAAGGAAACAAAATGAGGATTGAGGAACGCAAAGGCGATTGTCAAGGCAATCGTGATAAATGCAAACTGCCTGATTGCCCGAAGTTCGGCACTCTCGGCAGACCATCACGAGACGGCAGCAGGCGAGTAAAAGGTTGCGCTGACCCGACAGCACGAGGGAAAAGATCTCGCACTAAAGGATTAAACAAGCAGCGTGTCGCTCGTAAGCGTCTCGGTGTAGCACCATCACATAAGTTCGGTGACGGTAACGAGGAACGCTGGCAAGATGTTCTATTCGCTAACGAGGTTAAAGCAGGTAAGCAGATTGGGGCTGCTGTTACGGCGTGGCTTCGTATAGAGGCTCAGGTGCGTTCTAACGAGGCTGATTTCGGTTCTAGGCGTAAACCTACACGGGCGATTTTGATGCCTGACGATTGGGGCAGCGAAGGTTTAGTGATGGTCAGGCTTAGCACTTGGGAGGAATTAGTGCGACCTGCGATGCACGAATACTACGAAGGCGGACAGTAATGACTTTTGATTATGTAACAGCATTTAAGCAAGGTGGTTACTGGTCAAAATATGTTGCCGACATTTTACAAAGTAAAGGCATCAGATGTTATGCACCAGACATAAAGATCGCTACAACGACTGCCGAACGAGAACATATGACTAAACACGAGCAAGATATTGTTTTTAACTGGAACTATAAGCCGTTAGAAGTTAAATCATCTAGTAGGGATTTTACGAGTGATTACTTGAATTATCCTTATCAAAGTTTGTTTGTAGATACGGTTTCTAGTTTTGAGAACAAAATAGTTGAACCTTTGGCTTATGTGTTTGTATCGCAGAAAACAAGAGGATTGGTTTGTCTTTCACCTAAGTCAAAGAGTCATTGGCGTAAAGTTCAAGCGTTTGATAAGCAGCGACAAATTAACGAACTTTTTTACAGTGCCTCTAAGGATTTACTGATTTCATTTGATGATCTTGTAGCACATTTACTTAAGCGTCAGAAAGCAGTAGATGGTGTATAGAGACGCTAAACACTCGCAAAATAAAATGTTTGTAGGAATTGATATTTCACGGGCTATATTCAAAGACTTGAAAGAGGAGGCTAAATGACACCAGCACAGATAGAGGGCTTTATAGATCGGATTTGTGGTCTGTTTCCTACAAGTCAGATTGGGCGTAACACCGTAAAGAACGCTTGGACAGCAGACGATTTTTTACTGCTGCAAGATGTTGATGACGCACGAAAAGTTGTGCCGTTAATTATGGAACACCACGAGAAGTTTCCTAGCCTTAAAGAAGTTCATAGATCGTTTGCGTTGCTTCGTAAACCAGCGACAGAGCAGATAGTTGTTGTTTGCGAGATCTGCGATGGCAACGGCTGGGATAACGGCAAGCGATGGAACTTCAATACTAAAGAATTGATTTGTGAAGGCTTTACTAAAACAGTTTTAGAGCGCACATACACCTATGTTGTGCCTTGTAAGTGTCGGGAGTTCGGCAAAGCCTAAAGAAGTAAGAAACGAAAACGAGAAGAATAAACATACAGACCTAAACCATTCGCACGGTAGTTGGTAACACTCGGCAACGAGGGTAGATCACGCTGTAAGTAATTATGGTGTGAGGCGAATAATTTGTTGGGAATCGCAGTGAGGCAGAGCGGTAGGGGTCATTCAAACTGTGTCAAGTTAGTTGAAACTTAAACATATATATATATTTCAAAGTCAGCAACAACAATGCTAGGGTTGAGACATACGCCGACTGAGGCGAACGATGAGCGAACACGCCACGACCTGTCAAGGACAGAACAAAGAAAACTAAAAACCTATAACCAAGTTCAGAAGGAGGACAAGGTGATTGGAGTTAATGTGAAGAAATTGTTGATTGTATTTATTGTAAGTGTTATTGGTTTTGCTGGTGTTGCTGACGCTGCGAGCGCACCGAAGCAGGTTGATCGTGATGTTATGCGTCAGCACCCTTTTGATTATGTGCCTACGGTTAAGCGCACTGTTCCTGATTGGGCTAAGTGTCCTGACATTTGGAATCGTTTGCGTGACGCTGGTTGGCTTGAGAAAGATGTTGTTAAAGCAGATCAGATTGTTTGGCGAGAGTCTCGCTGTATCGCTTCGGCACATAATAAGAATGACCCGAACACGGTGCAAGGTGTTAAAGGTTCGTTAGGTTTGTTTCAGATCAATTTGTTTTGGATTCAGCGCACTACTTATTATCCGAACGGATATTTGCAAACTGTTTTGAATCGGGATCTTGTGCCAGCAGATTTGTTTAATGTCGCTGTAACGATTGATGCTGCGCAGGCTTTGATTCGTTACGACAGGGCTCAGGGGAAGTGCGGTTGGTCTGCGTGGTTAGGCTGCTAATTTTCAAACTTTTTTTAGAAATCTTTTGAAAGCCTTATAAAATAAGGGTTTTAGAGGGTTTAATAGTTGGGTGATTCCGTTTAGGCACTTTAAGATTGACATATCAGGTAAAGAGCCTGAAAGTTCAAGAGGAGGACTTAGAAATGGAAAAGCAATTTCAACACCAAGTAATCAGAATCCACCCGTTAATGAGCAAGCAAGTCATTATGAAGAAGTTTGCGTTTAACGATTTTGTTGCAGCGATGGCTCACAAAGACGAATTAAACGACAAAGCAGAAGGTACAGCACTTACTTATATCGTTAAGACAGTCAAAGTAAAAGTTAAGAAATAATCAAAGTTCAAGAGGAGGACTTAGAAATGACTAAGAAAGATTACCAACTAATTGCAGAAGCAATTAAACAAATAAACGAGAGTATTCATTACTCAAAAAACACAAAAATTGATAGCAGACTAGTTACAACAGTCTTAGATCATTTGGTCTATGAAACATTAGGACAAGCACTCAAAAAAGATAATCCTAATTTCAACTATGTAAAGTTTTATGAGGCTTGCGGATTAGAAAACTAGACCGAAACCCCGAAAGGGGTCTAGCGATTTCTTCGCTACTGATGAGGTCAGAAAATCTCAAAGTTCAAGAGGAGGACTTAGAAATGGAACAGTTAAAAACAAACATTCTGAACCTAGTTTCAGGAGAACACGAAAGCGTTTACAGTTTTGCAAGACAAGTTCTTGCAGGAATTGAATCCGAAAACAAAACCCCAGAAGGCAGAACTGCCTATTCAATGTTTAATGCGATCATCAGATTCGCAGACAGCCGAACAGATATTGATAAAGCATTGATGCAACTAATTCGTACAGCCAAATCAGAGCAAGCAAGACTTCAGAACGGCGCAAGACTTGATCTTGGTTGGATTAACCCAAGTCGCTTTGAAGAAACCGTGCAAGAGTCAAAAAGATTAGAACACGAGATCAACACTCTTGCTTACTTGGCTGGGCTTACTGGAGAACAGAGAGGCGACCTGTTCAAGAAGATTCAAGAATTGACCTGCTACAGCAATTAGCAGATCGGGTGGCTGGCAGGCTTTCAGGTTCAAGCCCTGAACACCCACAAGGTAAACTTACCGATTAACAAACAAAACAAGTTCAAGAGGAGGAACAGAAATGAACACAACAGACAGCAAGCAATACACAAGTATCAATCAGATCATTAGCGAAGCAGAAAGAGCAGGCTCACACTTCTTCAGTAAAGCCACGCTAAGGTTCTTTAGCAGCCGAATCCATAGCGAAATCTACGGTGGCTGCTACTTCATCACCAGCGAACGAGATAACTACCGAGACAGCAACCCACGCTTCTATACGATCAGAAAGTATGAAGGCGGTCTAAGAGTTGAAACAGTTGGCGAGTTCTGTCAATACACTTCAAAAGCACAAGCAATATCGGCAGTTAAAAAACTAATTAAAGCAGAGGAGACAAAATGAAAATCACTAAACACTCACTAGACCACATAGAACTAATCTCAAGTGGCGATACAGCCTTATTTGAAATCAGGCTTGTAGTAGCAATGCAAGACTGGTCAGATGACGAAGCAGACGCAGGCTTTGACGAAACAGGTGCGCTCAGTTGGCTAATGAACCTATTAAGCCTCGCAGCAGCAGGCGAAGATATCCAAACAGGCGCACAAGAGTTCTTGAAATCAATGATGACACTCAACGAAGAAAGAGTGCATCTTTGCAAAGTAGAGAAAATCAACTACAACATTGACGAGATAGGAGAAGTTAAATGAGACCACAGCAATCGTTATTCTTTTCACTTACTGGCATCGGGCTACTTCTGTTGATGATGGTTTTGCCATCTGAAACCGAATCAACTTCGGCAGGCTGGGTTGGCTACGGCGTAATCATCGGGCTACTGCTCAGCGTGGCTTTAAGAGCCTTCAGCATCTTGTCTTACGAGCGCAGTTATAAACGACCACGAAGGACATATACGAATCGCAGCCGATAGGCTCAAAGTGTTCTCGTGTCAGCCAATCATCGCTTTTATCCCCTCTTGAGCGGTGGCTTGTTCCCTAATAGGGTTGGCTGGCACGGGAACTTATTTTTATTTGAGAGAGAAAGCAAAGCGAGTTATGACCTTAAAAGATCTACAAAATGCGGTAGCATTTTTAAGAAGGCTAAGTGTTGGGCAGATGGAAGCCGAAGAACTTATAGCAACAGTTGAAGCGTTAGAAGCAGAGATCAAGAAACGGAGGCAAAAGAAATGAGTGAGAGTTTGAACGCCGAACTACAACATTGGCAAGCACGAACAGACGATATGCAGGTTGCCCTTGACCATATGCGAGAAGATCGTGACTTGTTGAAGGCTGAAAAAGAAACATTAAGCGAGGCTTACGCTAAAGCGGTTCAAGAGTTGGCGATGTATAAGCAGATGGTTGATCGTATGCGAATCGCTATGTCTCAAGGCGCAGAACTATAAAAACTGATGCCGTTGCTGACACAAAACAGCGAACTGAAACCGCATCGCATACATAATTTTGCTATCCCTGCTTGGTATGTGCGACTAGATGGCGAGATCTTTAAGACTTGCCCTAATGCTGGGGCTTGCGCCAAAGTTTGTTATGCCCGAAACGGCACATATCTGTTCTCAAATGTTTTAGCAGCACACACTAAAAACTTGCGTTTAACCCTTGATCAACCGATCTTGTTTAGAGCGATGATTAACAAAGAGTTAAGCCATAAACGGTTTAAGCCAACTTTGCAAGCAAGACAAATGCCTGAAGGCGTAGAACTGACCGATGATCGCTGGCTTACGGCTTGGATACGCAACGGTGGAGCAGCAGTTCGGATACACGACTCAGGCGACTTCTACTCTGAACAATATTTGTATCTTTGGTTTGCTATCGCAGCAGATAACCCTCAAGTGCTGTTCTATGCCTACACAAAAGAAGTAGCGATGCTTAAACAACACGGCAACGAGGCACCAATTAATTTTAGATGGCTTTACTCAACAGGCGGACTTCAAGATCATTTAATAACCGCAGATGATCGTAGAGCAGATGTATTCCCTAGCGAACAAGCCATAACTGATGCTGGATACATAAGCCAAGATGCATCAGATCTTTTAGCGATATTGCTCAAAACTAATCTTGTTGGCATACCAGCAAACAACATAAAACACTTCAATAAAAAGATCGCTGGAAGAAGATTTAGCGAACTATGAAAATCAAATGCTTAAACTGCAAACACACTTTTGAGCCAGAGCCAAGAAGAACAGTCGGCTGTCTATGCGATAGTGACGCACCGACTTGGATTGGTGTAGCCTCTGACGGCAAGTTAATAACGATGAGTTACGCCAACTATGAGATAGAAAAGGATTAGAGATGGAACAACGCAAAATAGAACACACAATCGTAGATATAGATTCGGTTCAAACCCACCCGAAGAATGTGCGTCAAGGCGATATCGGGGCTATCTCTGAATCACTTAAAGCACACGGACAGTATCGCCCGATAGTTGTAGATAAGCGCACGAACTATATCCTCGCAGGCAACCACACTTGGAAAGCAGCGAAGGCTTTAGGTTGGGCAGAAATCAGTGCAGGCTTCATAGAAACCAAAGACGATGACGAAGCATTACGCATCTTGCTAGCAGATAACAGAGCAAACGATCTAGCGATGTACGACACGGGTTCATTAGAGGAATTATTAAGAGAATTAAGCGAATCTGACGAAGGGTTAGAAGGAAGTTTATTTGACCTAGCAGACCTTGACGAACTGCAAATAGATAATGAACCTTTAGATTTGTCCGAGTTTGAAAAGTATGACGAAACTATTGACACCGAACACAAATGCCCTAAATGCGGTTATGAGTGGAGCGGCAAACAAAAATAATCGTTATGCGTAAACCACACTATTTTGTGCCGTCAATGAAACAAATTGAACAAGTTAAAGGTACAAACGGGTTTAATGTTTTCTCATTATTTTCAGGTTGCGGTGGCTCTTGTCTAGGTTTTGAGATGGCAGGTTTCAAGATCGTTGGTGCTTCCGAGTTCGTAGAAGAAGCCCGAAACACTTACAGTTTGAACCATTCAGGAACACCTATTGACGGCAGAGATATTAGAGATTTGAAAGCGTCAGATGTTTTTGAGATCGCAGGAACAGATCAAATAGATGTTTTAGAAGGCTCACCGCCTTGCGCTTCGTTCTCTACGGCTGGAAGCAGGCACGAAGGCTGGGGCGAAGTTAAAACCTACTCAGATACTCAACAACGATCAGATGACCTGTTCTTTGAATTTGCACGACTCCTTAATGAGATACAACCAAAAGTTTTCGTTGCCGAAAATGTTAAAGGCTTAGTAACAGGAAGCGCAAAAGGCTATTTCAAACTTATTTTAAGCCGACTAAAAAAATGTGGCTACCAAGTTGAAGCACGAGTTCTAGACGCTTCATACTTAGGCGTTCCTCAAGCCAGACAGCGAACAATCTTTATAGGTGTTCGCAACGATCTAAACCTTCCACCTATCTTCCCTAAACCGTTTAAGTACAGGTTCAATATTTCAGATGTAATAACTGATGACCCGTCTTTAGTAGATAGCGAAACGATGCAAGATATAAGTTTCACAAAATATGCGATCTACAATCAATGGAAAAACCTAACTTTAGGTGAATCATCAAAAAAGTATTATTCATTGAGCAGACCGCAATTAAATAAGCCGATACCGACACTTACTGCTACTGGAGGAAATGTCGGTGCAGGTTCAGTTACACACCCACAATACCCACGCAAACTAAACCTAAAAGAACTACGCCAACTATCTTCATTCCCTGCCGACTTTCAATTAACAGGCACATACCAGCAACGCTATGAAAGAATCGGGCGAGCAGTACCACCTCTAATGATGAAAGCAATAGCGGAAACAGTACACAAAGAAATCCTGCTTAAACAATGAAAATACCTACCGACTGGACATTCAAGAACAAAGGCGTAGCCAAAGAGTTTGATACCCATGTTCGGGAATCCTTGCCTTGGTACGACCTAGTTAGTGGTGCGGTAGCGCATACGGTTCGCCACTACCTGCCAGAGAACGGGCTTATGTACGACATAGGCGCATCAACAGGCAATATCGGAAAACTCCTAGACGACTCTCTAACCTCTAGGAAAGCACAACTAATCTCTATAGAGAACGCACCAGAGATGGCAGAACACTTTGAAGCACAAGGCAAACTAGAGATCGCAGACTGCACAACCTACGATTATCAACCCTTTGATGTAGCAACCATATTCCTCGTCTTAATGTTCCTAACAATGGAACAAAGACAAAACCTAATCCTTCAACTACTAACTAAATGCCGTAAAGGTGGCGCAATAATAATCGTGGACAAGATTGAAGCCAAAGCAAACTATATAGGCACTATAAACCGCAGGCTAACCCTCGCAGGCAAAGTCGCAACAGGAGTTAGCCACGAACAAATAATCGCAAAAGAATTATCGTTAGCAGGAATACAAAGACCACTACGAGAAACCGAACTACCAACCGCAGCCGAACAATTCTTTCGCTTCGGAGAGTTCGCAGGCTGGATCTTAGAAAAAAACTAATGCCAATCCAACGCCCGTGCCTTAACTGTAGAACCCTCACAACTAACGCTACACGATGCACAAGATGCCAAACCGTATGGAACAGACAACACCCCAAACCAGACAGACCTCACTACAAAGGCGACTACAAGAAACGAGCCAAACAAATCAGAGACACAGCAACAGCCTGCTGGATATGCGGAGAAGGCAAAAGACCTAACGACCCATTCACGGCAGACCACCTACTACCTAGCGACCCGAACTCACCTCTCGCAGCAGCGCACAGATCCTGCAACTCACGCAGACAAAACAAACCGATTACACCGAACTGAACACGCAAAAGCAAATGCGATTTTTTCTTTAAGGCTTTGTAGGTTACCCCCGTAGCCCTCTGTTATGTGCACCGTCAGCAAAACTAGTTTTTTGAAAAAGGAAAAGCCTTGAAAACAAATACAAAAGCATTGTGGCAGAATATGTATTCAATAGGATACGAGGATTGATTTATGGGTGGCAAAGGTAGTGGAGGGCATAATAGGAAACCTGTTGAACGCAAACGGCGTATCGGGAATCCATCGGGGCGTAAATTACCTGAGGCTGTTCCTATGGCTGATATAACTACGATTACTTCAAGTCATATCCCTGAGCCGACACGCCCGTTAGGTAAGCAGGGAATGAATCTTTGGAATCAGGTATGGACTTCTGGTGCTAGTTGGCTTAAACAGAATATGGACACCGAACTTGTCTTGATGCTGTGTGAAGCGACTGAGGAACGAACACGGTTGAGATATATGTTGAAAGAGAATCAGAGCCTGTGGCGTGAACGCCGTGCGCTTCGTGAAGTAGATAGGCAGATCATTACACTGTTAGGGCAGGTAGGATTTAGCCCATCTGAGAGAGGATTATTGGGAACAGGTGAAACAACAAAGCACGAGTTCAGCGACCTTGCAAAGCGTATTGCCGAAAAGCGTTCAGCCAGCCGATAAGTGGAAACCTGCGTTTTATACGCAGCGCAAGAATCGTTCTACTGACGGCGATGAGATAATTAACTTCGCTGAAAACTATTTTAATGTGTTGAAAGGTTTTCGGGCAGGTCAGCCTTTGCAGTTCACTAATTGGCAGAAGTGGTTGTTGCGTTCTCTCTATGAGCGTGATGATATAACGGGCAGGCTTCGTTATCGCCGTGCGCTTATCG